CTCCTTTTAAAGTTACTAAACTTTTATTAAAATTCCTAATACTTTTTTTAATCGTTATAACTTTTTTTTTAGTTTTCAGTTCGTCTAAGCAGCATGAGCACTCTTTGATTGATTAGCTCTATCCATAGCAATCAGTTTCTTTTCAATAGCTAAATCCATCTTTGCTTCAAATTGTTCCATAACTCCAGCCATTAATCCTTGTAGTAATTTTTGCTGTTGTTCAGTTTCAAGTACAGAACCAGTCATTCTTGTCGTTAACTTAGCTTCAGTTTCATTCAATCTTGACTGTACTACTTGATTTTCTAACTGCTTCTTAATTTGTTCATCTCTATCAACTTGTTCTCCAAGTTGCTTAACCTGTTGCATTAACTGATTTACTTTAGCTTTTCTTTCTACAAGTTGGTCTTTGTTAGTAATATCAGTTTGTTCTAACATTGCAATATCATCTATTAATCCGCCTTCAAACCATTTATAATATTCATCTCTAATTGCCCATCTATTAACAGGTAATGTTGCTCCAGGAATTATCTTCGTATCAAACTGTGCTTTTTGATAATCATTGTATCTACCTATTTGTTGTGCAAATGTATTGTACTGTGGTTTATTAATCTCTACAGATTTAACCATTTCATCTGCACCTGGTTCTACAATTCTAAATACTTTATGCGCAGTATACATTGTTTGAGCATATTCTTGATGTACTTTCCCAAGTAATTCAAGTGCTGGCTCAATTACATTATTAACCCATGATTTAATACGTCTTGTGCCATACTCATCATTTGCTAACATACCTCTATATGTTTCATGACTTGAACTTAAATCTCCAAACAAACTACTTGGAAGTCCAGATATAAATTCAAGGTCAGTTTTACCACTCATCTCAATAGTATAAAAAGCATTATTAATTGGTTGTGGCATTATAGGAGTTGGTGCTTCGTGTCCTTTATTTACTCTAAGTAAAGCACCAGAACTTGAAGCATAATTTTTCCATTCCTCTTCATCAATTGCTCCATCAGTAAATATCCATCTCAAACTTGAACTTAAGTTAGCATGATGAATCATAATTTGATGTGCTTTATTAATTTCTTTTTGTTTACCAATCATTGGTAACATAGCACTTACTGGATATGGAGTACCAACATGTAAATAAGGTATAGGTACTAAAGGATATTCACTAATAGGTAATGTTGTTTTATATAATGTTTGATTACCAACACAACATACTAATTTAATTCTTGTCTTATAAAAGTCTGCTTCATTAACAATATACTGTTTAATGTTTGGTTGCTTTTGAAGCATTATTTCATATTCTTTAATACTCAATTCATACTTCTGCTCAAGAGTTGCAGCCATAATTAAATCAGAAATACGCTCATTCCTTGCATTCGCAATTTGGTCTCTTGCTTGATTCTCAAGTTTCTTTACTTCAAGTTGGAATCTATCTGGAATAATTTGTCCAGCTTCAAGTTTCTTTTGTAATTCAAGTTCTTTTTCTCTAACCTGAACAGCTAACTCTTGTTCAAGTTCCTTCATCTCAATAGCAACTAAATTTTGTATTTGTTGAATCTCTGGTTGAGATGGTGGTTTCTGAATAAGAATATATTTGAAAGGAACTTTTATTTTTGAATATGTTTCATAATAATCAAGCATATCTGACATTGTAGCAGTAACATCATAACTAATTTCACCATATAATTCTGGTCTTGTAACTGCTTGAGAATCATCAGGTAACATTGGTCCAGATGTTAAATTAGCAGCAACATTAAATACAGATGAAGCAGCACTAATTTTATTCATATAACGTGGAAGTTTAGCCATTAATAAATGTCTTGGAAGTCTTTTGTGTATTTGAATCCATCCAGCATCTCTAAATAAAACATCTCTTGTTAATGGGTCAACAATTACATCATCAGTATCTGGTTGCCCAAATACAACCTCACCATGTCCTCTATCCATATTAGCATCAAAGGATACTTGTAACCAACCAAGACCTTTCAATAAAGAATCAAGTATAGCTCCAGAATATAAACTTCTACCATTGCTGATATACCAGCAGTATTCTGCGATTACATTATGGACATGAGCCATATCTGAATCACTGCCCTCCATACCAACAATTCTCCATCTCGGGTCATTGGCAGTTACAAAATATTTCATCATCTCTATAATAGATGTTACTCTATTTACAGTAAATACAGGCATACCTGCATTTTTCAATGATTCTTTTTCTTCTGAACTTAACTGTTCATTTACATAAAAATTAACACTTTCTACACCAACTCTTGACCACTTGGCTCTATGAGCATTATTCCCATACATGTTCAAAGCATAAGCTTGACCTGCTGGGTCGTTCATTTGTTGGCTGGTTAAAATAGACGTTATCATAATGTTCTCCTACATATGTGTCCAAGGTTTAGCAGCAGTTGGTGGTGTAGATGCGTACATATATTCTCTACTATAAACAGGTGCCACTGCTTTTTTTGTTGTTTGGTTTAATACTACATGACGTGGTGGTGATGCATTCAAATAAGCTAAATGTAATGATTCTATTAAATCATCATGAATCATTCTTTCTCCAAATGTCAATATTTGATATTTTAAATCACGCATTCCTTCTCTTATATGAATCATTCCCATCGCCATTGGAGTAGCAAGACCAGAATATATCCTGTTATGTTTGTCCTTACCACCCGGAGGCTCTGGTAGAAACCCATCTTTCATTCTACCAGTTCTTAATTGTTCAGCATATAAAGCTTGGAACACGCCTCTGTTCATTCCAACATCTTCAATAGTACCGAGGTCACACTCATATTTTTGATATAAGTCCATTAAATGGTTAACTATTCCCGTCTGTCCTATAATTTTCCCATCCTGTCCTCGTAATGAAATATTTGGTATTCCCACTTCATGTATATACTCAAGTACATACACTCTCCAATTAGCATCAATTGCTATAACACAAATGGCTGAAAAATCAGCATTCCTTGTATCTATGTCAGTTGAAGGGTCACATCCTATATATGTCTTAACAGGTATAACCTCTCCACCAATTATTAAAGCAGTATAACCTAATTGATTTTTTGGAACAAAAGTTCCATCCCAGTATTTAATATGTTCTGGAATCCATATTGCAGTTTCCTCTGATTGTACTAATAATTCATATTCTTGATAATATCCAGAAGCACCACCAGGAGAATGTTTATAAACTTCTAATTGTTCAGCAAGTTTCTCTTTGGAATATCTTGCCGGCCATAACACTCCTCCAGGTTTGCCTGGCTGAGTGGCTGCATAATCAATAACTTTCCATAACATCTTCTCAACAGTACCTTCCTTCATTGCTCTATGTTTCTCATCTAATAATTTTTGAGCAAAGGAAGCATAATGAACAGGAGTTTCCATCAAATACATTCTGCCTCTTTCTTTGTCAATAGCAGGATAGATACCTTTCATTATTGTGTTAACAAGATTATGTCTTGCATTTCTTGTTTTGGTATTCTCTTCATTCTCAGCATCATCAATGAATACCTTAATATATCTTATTGTGCTTAATACTCCTTCAACCATTGAAGAATGAGTTTCCCCACGTAAACTTGATAAATTAGAACGACTGATTAATTTGTCATCATTTATTGTTACAATTTCTTCCTTAGTCCATGTTTTCCCATATGGCTTACCATTCAAATTACCAAAAATAGAAGTGATAGCAATATTTTCAGTTATTGCTTTAGCAACATATGCTACATTCTCTTGAGATTTTTTGGTTGTATTTGAAACCCATCCATAGAATAATGGAAGTCTTGCTTTTGCCTCTTCAAGCCAATATTGTTTTAATTCAGGATTCTCTGCCCATTCAGAGAACTTCAACATATTTGCTCTTGTATAACAAAAATCTCTTACAATATGTGCTTTAATAATTGTAGTCTTAGCATGGTCACGTGCTATGATAATAGCAAGTGGCTTTGTAGTCCTTTGTTCAAGTTCTCTACTTATCTCATAGTGAGCAAATGAATTCTCCGATTGCATAAAATCGCCAGGCAAAAATAACTTACCGAAGGAAATTGTACAGTTCCAGCCAAGGTACAATCCTTTGTCGATGGGAGTAACATTTGGTAAGTTATTAATGTCAAGGCGATTCTTAATCTTTATAGCATTTTGTGCTACGCCAATATTATAAACAGGACTACTATATACGTGAGGTTGGTCCATTTTAGTCTTGTATAACCCCACTATTTACTTTAGCAATAGGTGTGCTAATATCACTAATATCTTCTGGTTCTTGAGGTATTTCCATTGATTTAACAGACTTTGGTGCACCCATAGCAGCATTGAGTTGGTTAACATCAAAGACAGCTCCAAGAACAGGCATAGCACCATTTGGTAATGGAAAATTACCCTGTCCCCCGCCTTCATCTTTTTCATCAGTACCAACAATTTTTGTCAGTTTATTAAGAGCCATTACTTTAGTATTTTCCAAAACTCCATTCTTCCATAAATCTACCCAACCATCAATTATTTCACCATGGTCAATACCTCTATCTAATAATACATCTTTAACTGCTTGTTTTATTTCACTCATAATTCTTTTCTGTTTAAGTAATAAAAATGCTTTAACTCTCGCTTTATCTTGGTCTTTAATATTATAAGCAATACTTGCTGCTTTAGCAACAGGTTTACCAAGTCTAATATACAAACAAAACTCAGATTCTTGTTTAGTCAAATCTGTTCTTTTCTTAAAGTTGTCATTAGAATTCTTTAATGTTCTACTGAATATATATCTATTAGCATGTTGCCTAAAATCAGTATCCATATATTCTTTATCACTAATCCTAAAACTACCAACTACTGTTCTACACCAACCTTGTGAATATTTATAATTTCCATCATGTGGATGTTTAAGAGAATGAGAAACTTTCAACAACTGAACGACTCCTCCGTCATCAGCAACAACCCACTGCCCTTCTTCTCCATTCCTCCAGTTTTCAACTAACTCTGGTACTACTCCAGTAACACTTTTAAATGCTTCAAACTCAGCCACACTATCATATACATAATGTGGCTTTTTTTTAATAGTTTGAAATTTCAATTAAGAAACCACTCAATAAATGTTTTATCAGCAGCTTCTTGCCATTGTTTGTCCCAATACCTTTTTTGCATTTTACCAGCATTCAAGAAACTTGTTATACCCCAATACCAAGTACCAGTTAATTTCCAGTACAAGAATCTAAATATTTTAGAATGTTTGCCAATCCAATATATCATGGTTGCATAACTCCAAGTTCTTTTGGCATAGGTCTGGCATAAACTTCAGGATTAATAGTAATATCACTTTCAAGGTTTTCACCAATACCTTTCAACTTATCATTTCTCCTTTGTTGTTTTTGTAGCTTACGATACTTTTTACCAGAAATATCCATAGTTTTCATTACAGCTTTCTTTACTTGACGTTTCTTTGTTACTTCAGTTCTACCAAAATTAACAGTAGCATCTTCTTGTTGCATCCGTTCCCAGTTTTTCCGTCTGTCCTTATAGAACTCACATACTCGACACTTACCATCAACCTTAACCTTACTATGCTCAATACACCAATCAACCTTATACTTATCAATCTTATGTATAGTAATATCTCCGGGTGGATAAATATGTCCACCCAGAGAATTAATTTCATTCAAAGAATATATCATATCAATTCTTCAAATTTTCAGGTATTTTAGGAAATATCTCCACAGGAGTCATTCCTTGTTGGTGCATTGTAGCAAGTTCTTGCTGTAATATATTATGTTGTTTAATCAAGTATTGATTACTTGCTACAGCATCAGCTATAAGTTTAAATATAATTACAGGCAATATGTATTGAACTGGTCCATTTCCATCATCAATAGTAATTCCATATTCAGTAGGTTGAAATGTTATATCAACTTTCTTCTTTTCTGCAGGATTCAACTCAGCAAATGTCTGTGCTTGTTGTTCTCTTGCAGTAAGTTTTCTTAGTTCAGTCATTACTTATTGAATCGTATTTCAGCTACATTCTTTCCAGTTTCATCTCTCGCCATAATGCTATTTGGTTGTAAGGTATTATCAATCTCAACAGGTATATCTCCAAAAACGAAAGTACCTCTTTCACTCTTTGTTATGATATTACTATTCAAAGGATTAACAACATCATTCTGATTAATAGCAAATCTATTATAACCCATATTCTTATTTGCCAAATCATTAATAGCCCCACTCATTGTAGCTTGTCTATACATCATAATATCAGCATCATTATTAGGCATAGGTGGTGCTACTGCAGGTGCTTGAGGTTGTTGGGTAATTACTTGTTGAGGTACTTGTGGTTGTGTAGGTTGCTGTGGAACTTCAACTGTCACAACTCTTGGTTCAAGTACAGGTGTTAATACAGGTGGTTGTGGTACATTAATTTGTTGTAAAGGTGTATCTTGTTGTTCATTTGGAACATTAAATCCAGGAACTTCTTGAGGTTGATTCATTGCATCTAACTGCTCTTGTGTAATTTGAGCTTGAACAGGATGTACTACCTGTTGTTGTACTTGAGCAGGTTGTCTAACCATATCACTTTCATGTGGTATATCAATACCTAACAATGCTTCTTCCTTTATTAACAATTTCTCAATAGTACCTTCAAGGAACACTAATCCATCATACCTTGCATAGCATACTCTGTCATTTAATTCATATTTGGAATCATCATCTACAGCAGAAACATTACCATACCATATGTCCTTCCGTTCAGTCTGTGTTTGTGGTACAATTATACCGCCAGGAGTTCTAACTTCTGACGATGCTTCTGGTGTTATGACAATAAATCCATGTTGTGGTTTTAACATTTGTTACTCCATTAACTTTGTTATTAAGTGGTATAAAGTTACTAATATTTTGTTAAAAATGCAAGACTTTTTTTTAAACAGCTACATTTATTTTTTATGAAAATTTTTAAGAAACAATATAAGAATTTCTTAATTTAGTGTGCCTATTAAAATCGGGACTTTTTTAGGTTTGAATTGGTATGCATGGTTCTATTCTATTGTAGTACCCCTTAAACAGGGTTTTGTATATATGAACTTTTTGTAGGTTTTCATTTGTATATATGTGTGTACAGTTTTAATTAATTAATCAATGTATAATAAAGGAGAAGTATTATGTCAGAAGCAGTAAGTAAAGCAAAGTTAAATGACATCGAACAGGCAGTTAAAGACTACCATGAACAGAAGAAAGAAGGTAGTGAATTTGATGTTATAGTCGAAGCATTCATTGATAAGTGGATGGCTATCATAGAATCATGTACTGACTTTAGAGAGCGCAAGGATGCTAAGTATGCAATGAGGGATTCAGCTACTCTATTGTGTACTAAGATGGCTTATAAAGGAATGAATTATGAAGCTAATAAATTGAATGATGCTATTCAAGGATTAATGCCAGCTACTTATAGAAAGTTTTAATTCAGGGAAAGGGTGACTAATAATCACCCTACTTCCTTTCACATTAACTAATTCATCTCATTTCACACAGTATAGCAATATATTAGCTATCGAGTTAAAAATAGTTAAAAAAGTACTTGCATTTTGTCTAAATGTATAGTAACTTAAGAGCGCCAGCGGGGCTTAAATATTAAGATTATATATTAACATTTCTTAATATTAATAAATATCACATTCAGGTCTAATAACAGGAGTATAATCAATGACAAGCAATAAAGTATTCTACACAGTCATGTCAGATAAAGTATGTACCTATCCAGGTTGTACTAAACACATCAAACAGAATGTTATCAATCGTGTACCTAATGTTAAGTATTGTTATAAACATTGGAAGAGTTTAAACAGAACAATACCTTCAACTACACACAATAAAGAGTATATTAGAGCAAGAAGTAGACCTGTATAGGACATATTTGATTGTAACATGGGTTAACACTAAACTAACTAATAAATAATTAATGGAGTAATAATAATGGTAAAAGAATCAGTATTAATTGAACAAACTTGTGAGTTGTATGGTAAGAAATGTATTTATGAAGGTAATGGAC